ACGGCGTAGGTCACTGTTGAGCTTCGTCAGGCCTCGCTTACTCAGGCCAATGGTGACTTTTAGATCCTTAAGTTTTGCCATTACTAATACTGTTCAGCGCGTTCTTCAGCAGCTTGTTAGTGCCTTTCTTCTTAGGCTTCTTCTCCCATGGGAAGATACAAAGGTCGTGAGGCTTAACCTGCTGGCCTTTCTTACTGTGTGGAGCTAGTGCCAGCGTCGCCGACCACCGTGCGCGCTCCCACTCTTGCTGCTGCCTGGCTTCTTCCTGTTGGTTCATGCCTTGCGCCGCCCACATGAACTCCTGAAACGTCATGTCATAAAACACAGAAGGACTGAACCGCAATTGGCCCAGTCCTATCTGCATACAGTGATCAAACGTTAGCGGCTTGCCTTCGCTTTTTTTTGATTACCGCCGCCACCCAATAGAGCGACAAGCGCGGTAGTCATGGCGTCCATGTCAGCCATGTCAATGAGTCCAAGAAAATCGTCCAGGTCATAGTCGAATGGTACGCCGGCAAACTTCGCACCGCTTTGGGCCAAGTAGTATACCAGTGTGCCAATCTGTATGGCGTCCTCCTCTAGCTGTCCGATGTCAATACCGCTCTCACGCTTGGCGTTAGCCAGCGCGCGCATGTCACATCGTAAAGTAAACTCCTTCCCGGAAAGTGTGACTTTCATTAAGCGACGACCTGCGTGATAGCTCCAGTGATTTCAAACGACGCGCTGTAAGTGACGTTGTCTTCAGTTCCTGCGCTAATCTCTAGCGAAGTGCAGAAAGCGTTGCAGGTGTAGTTGTAGTCGTCTGACGCATCGTCGAAACCAAATATCAAAGCCACCGCCGCACGAGTGTTGAGCGTAGTGAACAACGTACCTCCGGCGCCGCCGCTGGCATCGTCGTCAACCAATCCCGAAACGCTGACGGAACCAGAGCGCAAACCTTCGAGCAGCTCACGATATCCGCTGCTGTCTTTGGTTGTGATGTCGCGCGTCTCCATGTTGATGGAGATGCTGCCTTCTGTCTGGTCGGGCAACGCGGTGCCGCCGACCGAGAGCAGGTATACTGTGCCGTTAAGGATGGCCATTACTTCTCTTCTTTTGTGTTGTTTGCGATGATGGCATTGAGCAACAGGTCGAAGTACGTAAACACGCGATCATCTTTGACCGACGGCGTTAGGTTCACGACGACTTTGGCGAACACCATGAGAGCGAGCAACAGCTCTGCCCAGTTTGCTGCAATAAAATCCATGTCCTCAAGTTACAATTCCGCGCCGAACCATCCGGCCTCTTGTGCTTGTTCTTGTGTCAATACCTCGCTGTCCGTTGGCATCAGGTATTGGAACAGCACAACCTCGCTGGTGGCTATGTAGTAGGTCATCGCGCTGCGCTCTTCAGTGGTGAGCTGTGGGAACAGTGCCACCAATGCATTGAGGTCGCGTTCCGGGTGTACGGCAATAGCCAACTCGGTGTCACCGACGCATGCCCATTCGCCTGTCTCCGGGTGCTCGATGGTAGCCAGCAGCATCGTAGTGGTACGCCCAGGTTCGTGGAGGTGCTTCGGTAGCTTCAGGTTGTACAGCTCGCGGCTGATGCCTTTAGCGCGTTGCTCGCTGGTGAGGTTCAAGCGCGCGGTAACGGGGAGGTATACGGTAGCCATTATGGTGTGCTGAAATATGTGCTGATGTCGGTTTCAATGCCGCTTAAGTTGCCGCTGGTAAACTCGTTGCTACGGTAGAAAACAGCTTCTTGCATTTCGAACATTGCATATGTTCCTTGATAACCAAAACTGTTTGTAAAAGATGTTGTTACGTCTGTGTTAAACGACACGAGATGATTGCCCGTGGTTGTATCGTCATAAAATGCAGTACGGTCCGCAGGTGTCCAGCTTGCTTTGTCCAAACGATACGACACGTTGCCGCTTTGGCTATCTACACCCGTTGCAGTGCTGCCGTCTTGAGCAATACCAACATATTGACCAAAACCAACCCCACGAATTAAACACGAGAAGGTTTTTTCCGAGCGTACGACACAAAAACCAGTGGCGCCAGATGTACTGGCAGCAAAGTTGAACAAGAAAGCGCTTGAGTTTGTGACGGGACGAATACACGGCTTCCCGTTCTCGGTAAGTATCGCCGTGCCGTTGTAAATCTGAGGCTGGTTACCTGACGTGCTTTGCGTGGCGTTGTTAGGCGTGCCGCCGACGTTTGCTTGATCGTACCACACCGACACGTACCCGTTTGACGCACCGCAATGCGTAGCTATAGCAGCCGTGTCTAAGTCGCCGTTACTGTCAAAACCAATATCAGCTTCAGCGTCATCACTAGCGCGCCGCACCTTCATGCAGTAGCCTGTGTAATCTTTGTCCAGCTTGCGCACTGAGTACGCCGCCGCCGCGCCAGTGTAGGTGTCCAACAGTAAGTCAGTAGCCGCCGCGCCTACCGTGCGCACCATCTTCAGCGACAGCGGCAAGGTGCCGCGCGTCTCAGCGGTAGCGTCGGTGTCGTTAAGTCCAGCAAGCAGCGCCGCCTTAGCTGTGGCAAATGTCGCGTTGTCTGCTGGTTGCGTGGTGTACTCGGTCCAGTCGCCAGCGGTGTCGGGGTCGGCGTCAAACTTAGTCGCGTAGTACAACGTCCTGTTGATAGTGTCGGTCTCGCCAACGTCACTCGTTGCGCTCTCGGCTATCCCGTCGCCGTCAGGTCGTGCGGTGTAGTACAGCTCCACGTTGGCTGTCGCGCCGCTGCGTGCCGTCTCTGCTTCCGTTGCATAGCGATCGTGGTAATGCGTCTTCGTCGCGTACCTGGTATCGAAGCGCGCGTCGGTGTAATACAGGTTGGTGTTCTCCGGCACCAGCTCTGTAGTCAATACTACGTTGCCATCGTCCGGCGCTTCATCGTTGACGAACCTGACATAGTCGGTGAGGTCGGGAATGGTCGGTTGGTTGGCGAACTCGTAGCCAGTGCGCCCGCTGTTGACGGCAAGCACTTGGCCAGCGGTACCGATGCCGGCAGGCGTATCAGCTAGGTTGTCCACCGTTGCTAGTGCTATCCTAGCATCAGCGCGCGCGTCAGTAAAGTACAGGTTGGTACTCTCGGTGACGTCGGAAGTTGCTAAGTTGATATCTCCGTCGCGGTCCGGCGTGACGCTGTTGATGCTACGCACAAAGTCGTATGGCGTGCCGTCGCTGTTGCTGAATGCTGCCGACAGTCGCGCCGCGCGCTCAGTGGCGTCGCTGGCTAAGCTGGTGCCAAACGTTGCCAAGAACACAATGAGGTCGGCAGAACCTACAATGCCGTCTTGGTCGAAGTCGCCAATCAAGCCGTTACTAAAGTCGCTACTGGTAACGCCGCTATCGTCGGCAAGCTGCACAGCTATCTGTTCCAGTATGCCGGTAGTGTCTAGCGTGTCCAGCGTCAGGTTCAGCGTGGCCTCGTCGCCGTCAAAAGCCAGCGTGCCGTTGGGTACTATGATTGTGCTGGCGGTGTCGCTTGGTGTGCCGTCAACTTCCTTGACTGTCAGCGAGCCGCCGCCGCTGGTGATTGTGGCGGTGTTGCCGTCAATGGTCACCGTGCCGTTGCTGAACACCAGCTTGTTGGCCAATCCCGTTGGGCTACCGTCAACCTCTTCGATTGTGATGCTGTTGGCTGGAGACAGTGAGTACGTCACCGCCTGCCCGGTGCGCTGGATGCGGACGTCATAGGTCTGCTCTAAGACATAGACCCGTTGATCCGGGTCAAACTGTACGTCACTGGTGTCAAAGTCTACCGACTGCACCTGCACAGCGTTGATCGTTCCGCTTTGCCTATCGAGTGCGTCACGTACAGCAATGCCCAAAGACATAGCCTGCTCGTAATCGTCTGACACGCAGTACAGTTCGACACGCGAAGTGTCCAGCTTAGAGGTTGCGTTCTTGGTTCCGCTCGGTGTGGTGTCCGTTACGGTGTACACCACGAACGGCGTGTCAACGTCTTGCTGTGCCAGCTCCGGGTAGATGCGGTCCGCACAGATAGCACCTACGTCGGCGTTGTCCTTGAGTAGCTTGTATATCGCTTTGCCTGTTTCCATTAGAGCTTGTATTTATCAAAGACTCGGCGGTAGTGCATGACCATCAGCCGTTCCATCATCGGTCTCAATCTTGCCAACGCTGGCACAATCTTGTTGAAGTTTGGACTACCTGTGCTTCTGTTGCGTCCGCCAACGTGACCGCTTTCGACAATGCCTGCAAACCAACCGTCATTCTTCACAACGCCACCAGAACGCGGCCCAATAAATACGTTGATTTTGCTGCCTTTACTATTCTTGACACCAATAGAACGCCTTAGAGTACCTGGCGTTATGTCGTAATTAGGACCATCGTCACGCCTTACATTAAACACGCGCTTGCTGCGTGGTATTTGTGGTTTGATTTTGCGTGAAGCAGCTTGCGCAATCTTCCTGTTGCCTTGCCGCAATTCCTTTGACATGACTTTTGGAAACTCTCCAATTCTACCGACTTGAATTATAAGCTCGTCTAGTCCTACAATTTGACCTGGCTCACCGCGTCCAGCGCGGCCGCTCATGCTTTCTCTGAGTCTAACGCCCATTGGTGCCTTTCTCTTTGCAGAAGATGCGCAACCCATCGCGGCGCCCAATCTCCTCGAATCCTAAGATGTCATAGTCGCGCGACTCGAATACGATCGTGTCGTCTTGTGAGATGCTTAAGCCGCTGACGTCGTCAGTTGGGTTTGGATGCCGCACCACGAACGTGAGGCTACGTTGCGGGAAGATTTGGTAAGCCTTCATGCTCTCGCCAGCGCTGCCGGCGTAGATGACTTCCGCCCACATGTTGGTATCGACCGTCGCGCTGACTGTCGGTTGCCCGTAGTCGTCTTGCGTCAGCGTCTCCGTGCGGTGCGTGATGTACCTGTCGCGTCGTCCTGCGTTCTTCATGGCTGGTAGATAATGCGGAACGGATTCAGCAACGCCTCAAGCCCAAACTTCAGGCGTGTGGTGATCGTGCCGGTAACCTCCTCTTGGCGGTTCTCGTACATGTGAGCTACCAACAGCCTGATGGCCTGCAGCACTGGCGTAGGCATAGTGGTATATCCAGCGGTAAACGTAACGACCACCGGGTTGAGTGCGTACTCGTAGGTGTGCGGGTAGTCACGGAACGCAATGCGCGCCGGCTGGCTGATGGTGTCGGTGTACCAGTTGCTCGCGTTGAGTGTCGTGAGGTTGGTATCGTAGTCGCTGTTCTCGGTCGTCTGGTACTTGACTTCCGTGAACGCGGTCACCGGACCTATAGGCACATAGCTATTGTGAAAGCCTGGTAGGTATCCGCGTGCGGTATAGCTGCCCAACTTGATGTTGCAGTGCTCCTCTACCCAACTGATGGCCGCAGAACGCAGCGCACTGATTAGCGTGTCTTCAGCTGTATGCGTTACGCGCATGTGCGCCTTCAAGTCCGCCACCGTGATGATAGTGTCTTGATCTACTGCCGCCCCGGTGATGTCTACTTGCATATAGTAAAAATAAGAAAGGCCGACGCAGTGCCGGCCTTTCTCGTGATATGTGAATCAGCTATTA